GAACCCTTATTACTTTACTTATACCCAGATTTTGAATCATTTGATGCTAAGGAAAAAGATGACATCTTAGAAAAAGTAGCATTAAAGTACCAAGATGTAATTAACGAGGATTATGATAGGCTGGCACGTGAAGCGTTTAATGTTACAGAACATAGACTTGAAATGAAAACTGAATGTGTTATTCGTTCAGCTTATTTTAGAGCAACAAGACGTTATGCACAATGGATTACAAAACAGGAAGGTATTGAAAAAGAAACATTAGATATTAAAGGTCTAGAGTTTATGAAGGCTAATTTCCCACCTATTTTAGGGGAGTTCTTCAACGATATCCTTCAACAGGTATTAAAAGGTAAAGAAAAGGAAAGTATTATAGGTCAAATTAAAATATTTAAAAAACAAATACTAGATGGTTCTATACCCTTACAAAAATTAGGGAACCCAACATCAGTTAAACAATTAAGAAAGGTATACAAACACCGAGAGGATGGAGTAGAAAAACTATCAGGTTATATTGTTAAAGACCCTAGACCAGGAGAAGTATTTAGTGAATTAAGAAAAGGAGCACCTGCACCTGTTAGAGCAGCAGTTAGGTATAATGATTTATTAAGGTTATGGGGTTTAGATAAAAACCATAATTTAATTACATTTACGGATAAAGTAAAATGGATTTATTTGAAAGATAACCCATATAAGATAGAGGGTTTAGCATTTTTAGATTATGATATGCCCGATAAGATAGTAGAATTTTTAGCATTATTTGCTGATAGAAAACGAATATTTGATACCATATTATTATTAAAATTAGAGGGGTTTTTTAGTGATTTAGGTTGGAGTCTAGATTTAAACCCTTATGTTAATGCTTTTGATTCTTATGAAATTTAAAATAAAAAACAATGATAAATAAAAATTTATTACAATCTTTCATCTCTAAATATTATTTAAATGGGAGATTTAATGCTGTAAAATGGAGGATTGAGGATAATACTTTAACAGTATATGCAGGAGAATCCGGAAGGGTTTGTAAAGTAGAACTAAATGATTTTAGTTTAGAAAATAAAGAAATAGGAATATTTGATACTCATAAATTATCAAAATTATTATCTATAACTACTGGGGATTTATTATTAACTTTAGATTCTCAAGGAGCCTTATCTAATAAATTAAACATAGCAGATGAAGGATTCGATTTAAGCTATTCACTTTCAGACCCTCTAGTAATACCTAAAACCAAATGGTATAAAGATCCTGAAACGTGGGAAATGGAATTAGAATTATCACCAATAGATATAGATAATTTAATTAAAGCAAAAAATGCCTTGTCAGATTATGATTTTTTAAATATAAAATCAACTAGAGACACAGATAATAACTTAACTAGTGAATTTGTATTTGGGGATGGTAGTAATTACTCAAATAAAATCACATACAGAATTGGAGGGATAATTGATGAATCCTTTTTAGATCAACCTATGCCCTTTGATTCAAACCTATTTAAAGAAATATTGAGTGCTAATAAAGATATGGATGTAGCATATTTTAAATTATCCTCAAAAGGAATGGCTAAATTTATATTTATATCAGATAATATTAACAGTACCTACTACATAGGTAGACAAGAATAAAATTATGAAAAACAAGTATTTTGATTCATCCCCCCAAACTGAATATGGTTATATAAATAGCAACCAATTTAGTGCAAACCCTTTACCTAATAATAGATTTTGGGTAGCTGAAAACTTTTATAATAACCCCGAGGAGGTTAGAGATTTTGCTTTAATGCAATGGTACCACGATGATCCTGGGTATTTGGGGTTAAGAACCAGGAAACAATTCTTTTTTGAAGGTGTAAAAGAAAAAATAGAGGGTATAATGAATAAAACCATTACTAAATGGGAAGATTATGAAATGAATGGTAGATTCCAGTCAAGTAAAGCAGGAATTAAACCTGTATACCACTGCGATTCACAACAATATGCGGCCGCTGTTTACCTAACTCCGAATGCACCTACAGAATCCGGGACCTGTTTTTATATGCATAAAGAAACTAAGTTAAGAGGTGGGGAAGAAAATATAATGGAGGCTTTTAATCAACATACTTTTGTAGATTCAACCCCGTATGTTAAAGTAGACGAAGTAGGAAACATTTTCAATAGAATAGTTATTTGGGATGCTAGATTAATCCACGCAGCTCCTGTATATTTCGGTTGGGATATTAATTCCTCCAGACTATTTCAATTATTTTTCTTCGATGTTAAATAAAAATTATATATGTATAATAGAATTTAATATTGCAGCAGCTAGGGCGCGCAGTTATATTCACAAATAATTAACCGAGAGCTTCGGCCTCACAAAACTAAATGATATGAGTACATTAAAATTATTGGAAAGGCACCTAAGTCCTTTCGACATTCTTTTTAAGAACCACTTCAATGTTGGCGATCAATTTGCACCAGCATTAAATTCCAAACAACCACATCCACTAAATATCTTCTATGATGATATAGGACTTCATTTTGAAGTTGCCTGTACTGGGCTAACTAAAAAAGACGTCATTATTGATATCGAGGGAGATATTCTAAAAATCACTTATAACAAACCCCAGGATGAAGCATTCCATGAAGGTATGATTTATAATGGATTATCTAAAAAGTCATTTGATTTAAGATATAAGATTGCACCTAAATTTGATTTATCACAAACAGATGCATCCCTAACAGATGGGTTATTAAAGATTTTTATACCACTAGCTGAAGAAGCTAATTCAAAATCAATTAAAATTAAATAAAAGTTATTGCAAAAAAGCGTGTCCTAGCGCAATATTATTCGTATATTACGGTCTAATAAAAAGTTATAAATATGCCAGAAACCAAAGTACCTAAGAAAAGGAAATCCATTCAAACTATTCGAGACCCCAGACTAGAACCGTTTTTTATCACAAAAGACGAGTATAGTTACACCATCAAGCAAGTAGTAACTTCAGATTCTTCTCACTTTAGAAGTAAAGGTAAGAGTAAAACTTATGAGAAATCACTATACTATGTTTCAAGTATGGCCCAAGCATTAAACAAAATCTCCAAATTAAAATGTGATATGGATGATTATAATAGTTTAGATGATTACATAAAAGAATACAAAGAAGTAGCTGACCAAATTCAGTCATACACTGATGAATATAATAAAATTCACCAACAATTAATTTATAAAAAAAACAAAAGCAAAAACAATGAAAATTAAAGCAATTTATAATGCATGTATTGTAAAGCCTATAGAGGCTGAAGAAACTGTATATGGGAATATTATAGTTCCAGATATGGGGAAGGATACAAACACCTTTGGAGAAGTTATCTCAGTAGGTCCTGGTAATTTTTCTTTTTCTGGAATACGAATTCCAACTCAATTAAAAGTAGGAGATAAAGTAGTATTACCTACACAAGGTTTTACAAAATTACCATATAATGGAGAAGAATATTATATAGGTCCTGAAAACCAAGTATTAGCAGTAATTGAATCCGAGGAAGATTTAACAGAACAAGAAAATAAAAATTAATATGGAGAATCAAATTCACTTTGGTAAAGATGCCAGAACAAAATTAAAAGTAGGAATTGATAAATTAGCGGATGCTGTAGTATCAACCCTAGGACCTAACGGTCGAAATGTAGTTATATTTAAAGGAATAAACGAAGCCCCACAATCTACAAAAGATGGTGTAACTGTAGCTAACTCATTTGTTTTAGATGATCCTAGTGAAGAATTAGGTGTTTTACTTATTAAACAAGCAGCAGTTAAAACAGCCGAAAAAGTAGGTGATGGGACTACCACCTCTACCTTACTGGCTCGAGAAATGATTAATCAAGGACTTTCGGCATTAGATAGTGGTGAAAATGCTGTACAAATTAAAAGAGACATTGACTCAGCAGTTAAACAAGTAATTGAAAATCTAAGATCATCAATATCTGAAGACATTTCAGGTGATGAACAATTAGAACAAGTAGCCAGTATATCTTCAAACAATGATACAGAAACTGGAAAATTAATTGCCCAAGCTATTGATAAAGTAGGTTTAGAGGGTGTAGTACATATTGAAGAATCTAGAACTGGTGAAACATTTTTAGAAACAGTAGAAGGTATGCAATTTGATAGAGGTTATAAATCTCCATACTTTGTAACAGACAATAATACAATGTCATCTACATTAGATAATCCTGCAATTTTAATTTTAGACCAAAGACTAAATACAGTAAAAGAATTATTACCAATTTTAGAAGCAGTATCAGCTCAAGGTAAATCCCTTTTAATTATTGCTGAAGATATTGATAATGAAGCTTTAGCTACTCTTATTGTAAATAAAATGAGAGGAACAGTTAATGTATGTGCTGTTAAATCTCCAGATTTTGGAGAAAGACGTAAACTAGTCCTTGAAGATATTGCAATCACTACAGGTGGTGTTGTATTTAGTAAAGATAAAGGAATGAAACTTGATAAATTTAGTTGGGATTGGTTCGGTGAAGCTAGAAAAGTAACAGTAACTAAAGACCAAACAACAATTGTAGATGGTAAAGGAACAGTTGAGTCTATCGAAACTCGTATTGAAGAATTAACTCAACAAATTGATAAATCTACTACTCCATTTGAAAAAGAGCAATTACAAAATAGATTAGCTAAATTTGTAGGTGGTGTTGCTATTATTCACGTTGGTGGTAATACGGAAACTGAAATGAGGGAGAAAAAAGATCGTGTTGATGATGCATTGCATGCTACCAAAGCAGCTATTGAAGAAGGTATTGTTCCTGGAGGTGGAAAAGCTCTATTAGCTGCACGCGAAGGTATAGATGTAAATACTAGAGGGGGGAAAATTGTTTATGAAGCATGTGGGTCTCCATTCCAACAAATTCTAAAAAATGCAGGAATAGATAAAACAGATTCATATATTTTAGCTCGTGATATTATTAAAAATAATACTATATGGGAGTCATATAATCTTAAAACATGCCAAATTGAAAACTTTAAAGATGTCGGAATTATTGATCCAACCAAAGTCACAAGATTAGCACTAGAAAACGCAGCATCTGTTGCTGGGACTGTATTACTAACAGAATGTACTTTAACTCAAGATAAAAAATCTCAAAATGAGAGAATGAGACAAGCACAGGAAGGACCAGGTGCTTTTTAAAAACAACTTAATAGGGGAAACTTGTTTTCCCCATTAATTTTTCGTATATTATACACATGGAAAAACAAAAAACACAAATCGAAGAAACTAATATTTTAATCGCAAGGCGAGTACCACCTGGAGACAAATGGAGGTTAGTTGCAAATGAACCAAATGGTACATTGCATAAAACATTAACAGATACATTAGAAGCTTATATGACTAAAACCGGATTCAGAGGAGAATACAGATTAGCACCTCTAAAGGGGGAATTATATGCCATTAATGCTGAAGAAGTTAAAGTAACTATACCAGAAGAGCAAAAATTTAGCATTTATGGTGAGTACTGAGAATAGTTTATTGAACGAAAAATATCGCCCCACAACACTTGATACGTTTGTGGGTAATGAGAATATTAAAAATTCATTAAAAAAATATTTAGACCAGAATGATATTTTAAATCTCATTTTCTACGGTCCTAGTGGAACAGGAAAAACTACATTGGCCAAAATCATTGTAGGGAATCTTGAATGTGATTACATTTACATTAATGCATCTGATGAGAGGGGTATTGAAACTATTAGAGATAAAGTACAGGGATTCGCAAGTACAATTTCATTTGAGCCTATTAAGGTTGTTATTTTAGATGAAGCTGATTTTTTAACAATACAAGCACAAGCTTCACTTCGTAACATTATTGAGACATTTTCACGTACAACTCGTTTTATTATGACTTGTAATTTCGTAGAACGTATCATTGACCCTTTACAATCAAGATGTCAAGTACTTAAAATTATACCTCCATCTAAACAAGATGTAGCTAGACATTTATCTTGGATTTTAGAACAGGAAAAAATTAGATACGAAATGCAGGACCTAGTCCCATTAGTTAATCAATACTACCCTGATATGCGTAAATGTATCAATACTATACAGTTATCTACTATAGATAATGATTTAAGGTTAGATAAATCAATATTAGTATCATCTAATTATATAGATCAAGTGATAAACACCCTATCAGAACGTGATTTAAAACCCAACTATAGGTTCACAGCAATCCGACAAATAATAGCAGATGCTAATGTTAGTGACTTTGATGAGTTATTTAAATCTCTATACTCTAGAGCAAGTGAGTTTTTACCTGGTAAAGAGGGTACAGCTTCTATTATAATCAATGAACACCAATATAAAGCAAATTTTCGTATTGATAAAGAAATAAATACAATGTCATTAATCCAAAATTTAATAAATAATAAATAATTATGCAAGACCCACAATTACACCAACCCCAAATTGATTTGAATAGTACTACTGGAATTACTAACTCAGAAGGTAAAAGTTTATTTCAATCAGGAATTATTTTAAGAAAAATCTCTAAATTTATAGCAGGTACAGAAAATGATGCTATTATGCCTATTCCTGTTTTCTTCGACCCTACAAATAATAAAATTTTAGGAGAAGGCCTCCCATTGGAACTTAGAGAAGAACTTAAAGATGAACTTTGCTAAATGAATAGTATCTTTGATTGGATTAAATGTATTAATAATACTAAACCCCCAGTTGAGTCTTTTACAGACAAAGACTGGGAAGTTTGGAATAGCTATATGATACACCGCTTCCTTAGCATGAATCCGGATTATTTAGAGATTGTTAATTATGTTCAAGATCTACCCCCACAAGAAAAGAAAAAGATATATTCAATTTATAAAGAATTTATACCTAAAAATAATAAATGGA